TAGCCAACACCAATTCTTTTCAAAGCAATTTGAATTTTGGTATGGTTAAACCATGGTGAACTATCATGCACACTCATAATGTTATCATCACCATATGTAATTAGTGAAACATTCTTTCGAAAAGTTTCACAATTTTGTTTGGGATTCAACATAAAATATGCATAACGCATATAAAGACTATTAACAATTGAATTAATAATAACAGTCAAAGGATGTCCAGATGGATTAGTTCCATGAAACATAACTAGATCTCCAAAGAAATCAGTTACTGGAAAAGCAGTATCATGTGCAATACAATCAATTACTCGTAATTCATCTGAAGTATAATTACCTTTAGCGGCTAAACGCTTAAGGACACGGAAAGCACTAAGAATAAAAGCAGGAGCCATTTTCTTATCAAATTTAGAATAGTCTCCAGCAATAATCTTATGCGTACCGTGTTGTACAATATGATTATAAAATATTTCCCATTGTACAGATTGTGCTTGAACTCCAACAGCTGTTTCAAAAACTATGGGGTTCCTCTGGATAACGCGAATAAGAGATAACATATATTTGCGCACTACTACGGAATAATCCATAGGAGCAGCACAAAATACACGTGTTTTCTTAATTGCAATTTTTTCCAAAGATGTAGGTTCATCTTTAAAAGTAGCAGCATAGACTGGGTTAGTTCTATGCCCACTTAAATAATTTTCTTCAATTTCTTGAACAAGTTTTTCCAATTCGGGTGTCAATTTAACTCTATCAGTGTCTTCTTGTTCAACAAGGTGTTTCCTCTTAACTTCACGCCAAGGAAAACCAGCAGAGGTAGACCTTTTCATTGCATCAACATATGCAACACCAACACTGCCATTAATAGCAGTATCAAGATCGTAGGTGTGCAAGAGTTCCAGTTCTTCTTCTGGTAAATCTTGCATTATATCGTTGAAGAAACTCTCTTCAATAATTGAAAGAACTTCATGATCTGTCTCTTCATTAGTACGGATCATATGTTCTAAATTTACATGTTTGGGTTCATAACCATTCATTACAGGTTTACCCATATTATCAACAATTTTGAACATACCATCTTCACTAGTAGCCTCAATAAGTTCATCACACAAAAGTGTTTTATTAACTCGTGATTTGAGACCCATACGAGCAGGAATACTTCCTATAAGGGAAGCACTTCCACCAATTGGCAAAAAATTAAAAGGACTTTTACGGTGTAGAGGAATTGTATCAATTTCTTTACCATATCCATCATTCATACGAATGTGTCC